TAAAAGTAGATGGTGAGGAAGTATCAGTACCATTCGATGATCTGAAATCATCTCACCAAAAAGATAAGGCGTCACAAAAACGCTTTGAAGATGCAGCAGCATATGGAAGACAAATTCAGGCTCGTGAAGAGCAGTTGAATGCGTATGTTGGGCAATTGAAGCAGCAACAAGCTGCTAGACAACAGCCGCCACCCGAACAGGAAGCGGCACAAGAAGAGAGCGATCATGAAAGTTTAGTTAAACAATATCATGATGCTCTTTATCAAGACGATGCGGCGAAAGCATCACAATTATTTAAAACCTTGACTGATAGAGGGCGTGGGGAAGTTCCTGCTACCCAGAATGTTGAAGAGGTTGTAAATCAGGTCCTAGGAAGGGCCATGGCGCAAAGACAGGCGGAACAGGAAAGGCAACAACGGTGGTCCTATAATAAATCTCTTGAAGATGCTATTCATGAGTTTCAGGAAGGGTATCCAGATATAGCCGGTGTTCCTGAGTTACGTGCAATTGCTGATAATCAGACGGTCATCCTTATGGAGGAACATCCAGAATGGACACCAAGTCAGATTATAAAGGAATCTGCTGAGTATACGCGCAAGTGGGTTGGAGACAATACTAAACTAACCCGCGACAATACTAGGGCTGTACGCAAACAAAGGATTGTAAAGCAGCCTAAAGCGGCTAGCGCTACTTCTAGTATGCCGGATGAGGAAAGTTTTTCAACTAATCCTACAGACATCATACAAGAAATGAAGGAGCAGCGCGGCCAAGTATTATAACTTCTAAAGGAGGTATGTAAAATGGCTGGACAAGTATGGTCAGTTAACACCTCCGGTGGTTATATGTATGCACTAAATCTTAGCCGTCAGCTAAGAATGGCAGTGCAGCCGATTGTCAAATTTAGACAATTCTGCGATGTCAAAGATGCAGCCCATCAAGGGTTACATCGTGGTGATACATTCCATTGGAACGTGTTTAGCGATGTCGGAACTCAAGGTTCCACACTCGTTGAGACCAATACTATCCCGGAAACCTCGTTCACTATTTCTCAGGGAACTATGACCATTACGGAAGCTGGCAACAGTGTACCGTGGACAGGCAAATTAGATGATCTCTCTGAGCAACCTGTGGCCGAAGTAATTCGGAAAGTATTGAAGACCGACGCCAAGAAGGCATTCGACAATTTAGCAGCTACACAGTTCAATGCAGCAGCATTGCGTGTTGTTCCTACTGCTGGTACAAGTTTAACGGCGATTACGTTAACTACCAATGGTACGGCTACACTCACCAATAATGTTGCACTAGGAACTTCGCATGTGAAGCTTATTGTTGATACCATGAAAGAGCGTAATATACCCGCCTATACGGGCGATGACTATTACTCAATTGCATGGCCTTCAACTTATCGAACGATGAAAGATGATTTGGAAGGGATCAAGCAGTATGTTGATCAGGGTTTCCGAATGATCATGAATGGTGAGATAGGTCGGTACGAAGGAGTACGCTTTGTTGAACAGACTCATAAGTCTAAAGGAAGTATCGGTACTGCCGCTACTACTTGGACTAATGCTAAGTCTGATTGGGCGTTTTTCTTTGGCGAGGATACTGTAGCAGAAGCGGTTGCTGTTCCAGAAGAAATCAGGGGTAAAATCCCTGGTGACTATGGACGTGATCGTGGAATTGCCTGGTACTATCTAGGTGGCTTCGGTATTACACACACACAAGCAGCCCAGTCACGTATTGTGATTTGGGACAGCGCAGCATAGGAGGACATTATGAGTTATTCGAATCCTAACTGGGAGCGGTTTGAGTCCGGCGCTGTACAAGATATGGGTAATGGTACACCTGTCGTTTTCTCCTTTAAGGGGCCAACGGGAAAACAGGGAACTATTATTGATGTCGGTGTTGAAGTGACAGAGACGTTCGCTTGTGATTCCACTGAAGCATCATTTCAAGTTGGAACTACTAGTGATGCGGATGCTTACTGCAAACTTAACATTACGGATGGTACTGCTGCTGGTGATACATTCAATATCCAAGACGATACGAATGCTATTATTTCAGAGGCTCTTCCTGCCGATACTCAGATTGAATGCACGCCAGTTGTTGGAGTGGATTCTGGTACTGAGGCTGGTATTGGATATCCGTATGTTCTTGTTGCGTGGTATTAAGGAGGGCTATTATGGCTAAATTAACAAGGGCACAACACACCGCTAGCGGTAAAATACCCGAGAATGGTTTATCCTCGCTTGAAAATGTAAGTGGAGAGACGTTAGACTCTCTTGCATTAAACTCGCATGGGCCGAACCAAATGCCTATAGGGGTAGTTCATAAGTCAGTTTCCACTCCGCGTGGTAAATTTACTTTTGACTAATAAATAAGGTAGGGGGGCTACGGCCCCCCAATCCTTCGGAGGAATTATGGCTAAGTATATTAATGAAGTTGATGCGTATTTGTATGGTAGAACTGTACCAACTTCTCCTAAGGAAGCATATGGTCACGATAACTGGAAAGGCAGAGGTTTTTTAACTGTTGACCAGATGTCTGGTGGCGCAGAAAGAGGACGCGAGTTCATGGCTTCTCAGCGACGTTCCAATAATATGGTAAATGTTGAGGGAGATAAAGTTGGTTCATGGAATTTGGAATTTTAAGTATTAGTGAATATAATAAACGTTCCTGAAAAGGAAATAGAAGATTTTATTCCTAAAGATTTTGGGGGTAAAAGAGAAGTAAAGACAGCATGCGTTGTTAGGTACGGTGGATTTGGAGATATGATTCAAACATCGTCTATATTTCCAAGGCTAAAAGAACAGGGTTACAGGGTATGTTTAAATGTAACTGAGCGCGGTTCAGAAATATCTGTAAGTGATCCAAATATAGACGAGTTACTTGTTCAGAAGACTGATCAGATTCCTGGTAATAGGCTTAGAGAATACTGGGAAAAAATGTCTCCATGTTTTGATAAGGTCATTCAATTATCAGAATCTATAGAGGGTAACCTATTAATAATGGGTTCAAGATTTGAGCAGCTGAATGGAGAAACAGTTAGAATTCCTGCGGATCCAAGATTTAATGAGTGGAGCAAGGAAGAGATACATAAAGAATGTAATAAAAATTATATGGAAGAAACCCATGATAGGGCAGAAGTTCCATATGAGTTCTCTCCTAAGTTCTTTCCAACCAAGAAAGAGAAAAGATGGGCTAGGGATGTAAGAAGAAGGATAAAAACTAAGAATGTAATTTTATGGGCTCTAGCTGGATCGTCTGTACATAAGGTGTATCCATGGACAGATATGGTAATATCCAGAATACTTCTGAAAAGGGATGATGTTTCATTTGTAACTGTTGGAGATGACCTATGCCAGCTGTTAGAGATGGGATGGGAAAAAGAAAAGAAAGTAATTACTAAATCAGGCAAGTGGTCTATACGAAAGACATTGGCCTTCTTAGACGTATGTGATATAGTAATAGGGCCAGAAACTGGAGTACTAAATGCGGCTTCTACATTAAATTGTCGTAAGATAGTTATGCTTTCTCATTCATCCAAGGAGAATCTTTCTAAGCATTGGAATAATACTGCCACATTAGAGCCAGAGTATTACAAAGATTTTTGTTTCCCATGCCATAAATTACATTATGGATTTAACACTTGTTACAGGGATGATGCAACAGGGGGTGCTATGTGCGCCTCTAATATTAAACCAGAAACAATAGTATCAGACATATTAGGAAATCTTAAATGAGTACATATTTAGTGTTATGCCAAGATATGGCTAGAGATGTCGGTATACCTGGGACTGGTCCGTCTGCTGTAGACGCCTCTACTCTTTCTGAAGAAGAAACTTCTGTAGTTAGGTACATAGCCCAAGCAGATCTTGATATACAAAGTAGATGGTTTGATTGGGACTTTCTTTGGAGCGAAGCAACCATTACGGTTACTACTGCTACATCTACATTGGTGTCCGGTGATACTGGATTTCCAACTGATTTAGGTAATTGGAAGTTGGACTCTTTTGTATATGATAAAACATCTGATGATTATATTATATTAGAATATATGCGATGGAATGAATACAGAGATATCTATAAGTATGGTACTGTTGCAGAGGATCTTCCAGAAGTTTATTCTCTTAAACCAGATAATAGTATAGATCTATATCCCACTCCTAGTGCCACCTCAACTATGAGTACTGAATACTGGGCTACACCAACAGCCCTAACTACAGATGCACAAGTATCTGCAATACCACCAAGGTTCCATAAGATAATTATAGCAAGGGCAAAGATGTATTATGCAGAGAATGAGGATGCTCCAGAGATTATGGCAGGAGCATTGGCAGAGTTTGAAGACTTGTTAGATAAACTTGAGTCCGATCAATTGCCAAGACAGAAGAACAGAAGATTCTCATCTGCTCAGAACTTAGATAACTTTGTGGTAAGAACAGAATGAGCAAGCTTGCTAATAGACAGATAACTCCTAGTAGATTAGAGTCTACATATTTTCCATTTGAAGGTGGTTTAAATATGGTAGATCCATCTCTGGCCCTTAAGCCCGGGGAGTTGGTAGCTGCTAAGAATTTCGAGATTGATATTCGAGGAAGATATAGAAGGGTAGATGGCTATGAAAGATTTGATGGCCAGACTCTCCCGTCTGAGATAACCTATTATAGGATTCCCTTTACTGTTGGTACTGCTAGGGATTCTGTATTTGACAGCGCCTTCAGTACTGCATTTGATATGCAAATACCTTCCAAAGGAGATTTGGTAAAGGGCGAGACTAGCGGTGCTATAGGCTCAATACTACAAGTTAGCATTGAGGATGTAACAGGAGATGAAGAG